CTTTCTAGAATGGTAAAAGAAGAAAGGGGCACTAACATCCAGTGCTCTTACCTATAGCCTTCAAATCCTTTACTTATGATGTAAATGATCATACTTCAGCATGATGTTGTCTCTCTCATGCTGTAACTTAATGAACGCGAACCGGTGTTTAAGGCAACAGTCAGGCATTACATCAGGAATGCGGACTCCACCGTCAACACCACAGTCAGCTATAGCCGGTCTACGCGGTGCAGTATTAGGTGCACCAGATCGCACAGGGCTATTGTTTGGCACCAACACACTCGGTGTTATCGTGTGTGTGACAAACGGTTCTATAGATTCATATCCATCACTGTCATCGACTGGCAATCCAGTCAAGACATGTATGATTTGGTCGGTGGCTTTCGTCAACTCTATTTTTGTCCAGGTGGTGATTTTGACTCCTTTTTCTTTGAATCGTAACGCTTTCGCCGCCTGGGCCTCAATTTGCGCTTGGAGATGTTCAGCGCATGTTGATCGCCACCGCTCGTATGCTTCTCTAACTTGCTCTGCATTGGTTTGCGGCATATCACGGATTTGGTGGGATTCTTAGACGTATATTTTGTTTTACCAAAATAATCCTTACAATCAGTGTATGGACACTGAAAATCGAATTGTTGGTGATTAATTCGTTTATAAGGATGATCGTGTATATAATCCTGACCACAACTTCTACACTTATGTCGATGCTGATTTCCAAACACAGTTCTTTCAAACGGCACAGGTTTAATTTGATCAAGATTTTCTTGTCTAGTTAAACCAACACGTGGTGCTGGAATAGGTCGACGTTGTCGTGTGTTAGTATTATCCGCGGAGGGTAATCTATCAACAGGTTCTTTATGTATCTGAGCAAATGTAACGCGAGGTATAATCCTAGGCGGTTCATTTACTGGTACAGAAATTAACGTAATATCTTCAATTTTACGTTTCGCGGGTCCCACAATTTCGCTACCAACTACAGCCTCCAATTTATCATTGAAGGGTATAGTTAGGAGCGTAGGAAAACCATCCAAAGTATTGACTGACTTCAACATGTCAATACGGATTTGCAGTTCAGCTCCAGTAATATTCATGTACTTACAAAAAGCTTCACGAATACAATCAGCATCCTCTTGTGGCCAAGCCAATGAACATTTATGCAGCTCTTCCCTTGTCAAATTAGCTGGTTCTTTATTAACTATATCCATCACTTTTCGACACCAATGACCAATAATTGGTGTTTTAGCATCAGTGACATAGTAACCAGCTGCTTTATTAACTGCTGCTTGTTCATCAGGCACTCCTTTATTAGCAGACAAATGCAACTTAGGTATTGTTCTATTTGGGCATTGGAATGAATCAGGGGTTGTCAATGGATCAACAAACACTCTACTACAGTATTTTATCATACCATTTTTCTCAACCACCTCAGATTTCAATCGCAGGCCCAAATCAAATGCAACTTTCTCCAGCATCTGAGCCAATCCATCTATGTTATCATTAACGCTATCATCACCACAAATGATACCAATGAGCTCCCACGCCTCATCGATAGTATACCCAAGCTCTCGTAATCCACAATAAATTACGAAAGCACAAGCACACGTATTCGTGTCCGTCGTAATTGCGCTTCCGCTTCTAGTTCCCTCAGCAGGGTCATATTTCAGACCAGTTGCTGTCACACCTTTACGCACAAAACATTGCTTATGCCAGTGAGCATACTCAGCTTTATGTTTTGGGTGCAACCAACGTTGCATACCTAGACGATAAACGTCATGGAGGAATGAATTCATTGTCCCATCCAACCGCTCATAATCACCCAATATACCACCATTCTTGCACACCTTACACAAACGTTTTGCCACCTGTTTTGGGGTCTTAGAGGGCCCATACCATTCATGGTTTTTCAACACTTCTTTCTTAAATGGTAAGGTGAAACTTGACATTCCAATTGTGTGTTCCGGTGAACAAGTAGTGATATTTCGGGGATCATTGGTTGAAACATAAGGTTCTGCTTTAATAAAAGCAGTCAACTTATTCAATGATTTGGTACTTAAAGAAGCTTCGGCGAGACGTGCACGTGCTACTTGAGTCGGGGCATTTTGAGCCCTCCTCACCTGGTCTACCGTCCAGGGTGATCCAATATTTGGTTTTGGCACTAGCTTTGCTACAAATTCCGTCTGATAATCGACGTACTTCCGTATTGGCTTAACCACATTTTTCATCTTTTTGACACGTCCCTCAATGCAAGCCACATCAGCATTATGTGATCTTGCAGCAAACAATGATGGCTGTTCAACTAAGGGATTACTAAAAGCTTTCCCAGGGCAAACGCCATCTTCGGTTGTCAATGGCCCAACTGGTTGAAAACTAGTTGGTAATGTGGTCGTTGGGACAACATTGATCTTAAAGTCAATGTCATCAATCAAGCCAAACAATACGGCAGCCTTAATATGCGGATCTTCCACTTTATCCTGAGACAAAATTCTCTCAACATCAGCAATGACCGGCGGGGCTGTTTTATTAGCCAAGCGCTGTTTTATTGCAGCATAAGAAATTCCTGGCAACTCAACGGAATGGGGTGAACCACTAGCAGACACAGATATGGTATCACTAATCGGGTGGTACAAGATATTTTTGCCTTTAGTAGTAAATTTTCTTCGCCTTATTCCATCTTTGAATTTCAAATATGCATAATGGGGATATTCAGTTATAGTGGAAGGAATTATCGTTATAATTCTTCTATTTGGATCACGATCGATTTTATGTTGCGTCACATGAAAAGTCAATAATTGTCCATGTTTCCCTATCCTACAAATCGTATCACCAGTATAGTCCCAAATCTCATGCTTATATGGGGCCCCTCCTGAGACAGTATAGTGAACTTTATCATCTTTAATAAAGTATGAATAGTCACTACCCCTATAAGCAGCCGTTTCGGGAACCAAGGTGTATATTATCATAGGTTTGAAACAACGCAACCATTTATTCATGTCGGCGTAATAGTCAACATCAGTGAACAGCAATACAGCATCATCAGATATCTCATCCAATTTAAAAGGCACTGCAAGGTCCTTAGGAGTATAAAACAACCTGGCCCCTTTACCTTTATCATTAGCACTCATTGAAATTGTGTAAGGTGTAAACCCAGCACTTCTAACAATTTGTGACATCTGTATATTAACCGAAGTCCTCAGCGTAGCTGAATCACGATGTGTATGATTTTTCGCCATAAAAATCAATTTAATATCCTCAATGGGATGATCCAAAATTTCACGCAATTTAGGCATTCTTATTATAGCCTTTTCTATTGCTTTCGAATATTGGTGAACCTTCACGGGTGCAATAATGGATGGTAAAATTGCATGCGCCATCATTCTTGTCTCGATCTTAAAACCTGACCATGACGCTTTAAACTTCTTCCAATCACTGATCTTGGGTACTCTTACCCAAGGAACAGACTCTGGTGCATCTTTATCATATCCGTGTATTCGACTCATGGTAAAATATTTTACATTTTG